ACATACGGCAGGAACCCAAGGTGCTGGTCAGCACCGAAAACCTCAACGAGCAGGAATGGCTGGCATACCGCAGGCAGGGGATAGGCGGCAGCGATGTCGCCGCGATCCTCGGCATTTCTCCGTTTCGCACTGCCCGCGACCTGTACGACGACAAGCTGAACATCGCTTCGGCTGTCGATGATACAGGCAACTGGGTAGCGCTGGAAATGGGGCATCTGCTGGAACCGCTGGTCGCTCAAATTTTCGCCAAGAAAACCGGGTTGGAGGTTTTCCAGATCAAGAAGATGTTCCAACACCCGCAGCATCCCTTCATGCTGGCAGATGTGGACTACTTTGTCCGCCTGCCAAACGGAAAAATTGCGATTCTGGAAATCAAAACGACCAACTACAACGCAAAAGACCACTGGTGGAAGGACGGCGAGGAATGTGTTCCCGTTTACTATGAGACACAAGGGCGGCACTACATGGCCGTTATGGATATTGACGAAATCTTCTATTGCTGTCTCTACGGCAACAACGAGGACGAAGTCATTATCCGCCACCTGTACCGTGACCGGGAATATGAGCAGGAAATGGTCTATCTGGAACGCGAGTTCTGGCACGACCACATCCTGACCCGCATCCCGCCGCCCTACACCGAAGACGGCAGCCTGATCCTTGAAAGTCTGCGCCGCCGCTTGGGTGCTGCGGACAAGACCATTCCTGCCATCCAGCTGGACAGTGACTTGTCTGCCGTCATGCTACGGTATCTCAGCTTACAGGAGCAAAGGCAGCAGGTGGAAACGCAGGTCAAAACGCTGGACGCAGAAATGCAGCGGCTGAAAGGTCAGATGGTTGCCAAACTGGGCGGCAGCTGCATGGCGATGGGGGAGTATGGTGGTACACAGTACACCATCAGCTACAACCCCGTCAGCCGGACAGGCATCACGAAAGACAATCTCCAAAAGATGAAACTGCTGCACCCCGAAATTTACGATGAGTACGTTACGGTATCGGAATCGCGGCGGTTCTGCATCAAGGCAAAAGCGGCGGACGAAGCCGCCTGACAAAGAAGGGAGCGTGCCTATGCACGACAGTGAACAGGAACACAGCGGCATTACCGGCTGCCGTGTCACCTACGAATCTACGATTTTTTACAACGAAGCAAACAAATTCTCCATCATCGTTGTCAAAACCAATGATCCGCGCATTCCGCTACAGGCTTGCAACGGCCGCTATTACGGCGACCGTATGCTGCGCTTTACGGCGGTGGGGTACGAACTGCCCCGCACCAAGGCGGTGGAGCTGGAACTGGACGGCGAGTGGGTCGAAAGCAAGTACGGCTATCAGTTGCAAGTCGAGCAGTGGCAGGAAATCGTTCCGCAGACAGCGGACGGTCTGCTGGCTTACTTGGGTTCCGGGCTTATCAAAGGCATTGGCCCCAAGACAGCAGAGGACATTGTCGCTACGTTCGGACCGGACACCCTGAATATCCTTGACAACGAGCCTGAGAAATTGCTGCAAATCCGCGGCATCACCGAGGGAAAGCTCAAGGACATTGAGGAATCCTACGCCGAGAGCCGCGTTCTGCGCAACCTTATGAGCCTTTTGGGACCGTTCAAAATTACGCCCGCCACGGCGCTGAAAATTTATCAGAACTTTGGTCCGGCATGTGTGGACATCCTCAAAAAATGCCCGTATGATCTGTGCCAGATTTCCGGGTTCGGATTCAAGCGTGTGGATGGCATCGTCCGTAAGACGGATAACCGCCTGCACAGCGCCGAGCGCACCAAGGGCGCGGTGCTGTACACATTGGAGGATGCCCGCAGTAAATCGGGGCATCTGTTTCTGCCATCGGAAGATTTAGTAAAGGAAACACTTCTGCTGCTCAACGCGCCCATTCCCATCCCGGAACAGCGCGTCCGCGCCGAGGAAGTGCAGGAAACCCTGCAGCAGATGATTCTGCACGGCGCAGTGGTAGCCTACAAGCAGTACCTGTACAGCCCGCGTGTGTTCGGGCAGGAGGATGACACCGCCCGCATGATTGCCGAGCGGCTTGCCAATATCAGCGTGGCCGAGAACATCGAGTCTGCACTGGAATCGGTGCGCGAAAGTCTGGGCATTACGCTTTCCCAAAAGCAGGAACAGGCAGTGCGCACGGCGTTTCAGCACGGGCTGACGATCATCACTGGCTCGCCCGGTACCGGCAAGACCACCGTATTAAAGGCCATCATTGAGGTGTTCAAGAATCTGCACCAGAAAGGGAAGTTCGCCCTCATGGCTCCCACAGGCCGTGCCAGCCGCCGCATGGCGGAGAGCACAGGCGTGGACGAGGCCCGCACGCTGCACAGCGCACTGGGCCTCTGCACCGGGGAAGAAGTAGGCGATGGTGAGCGCGTTCGCTTTGTGGATGCCGACCTCGTCATCGTGGACGAGTTTTCTATGGTGGATATGTGGCTGGCACAGCAGTTTTTCAAGCGCATCGGTCAGCACACGCGGGTCGTTCTTGTAGGTGACCCGAACCAGCTTCCCAGCGTGGGCGCCGGCAACGTGTTCTACGAGCTGATTCACAGCGGAATGGTGCCTGTCACGGTACTGGATTGGATCTTCCGCCAGTCAAAAGACGGCCTGATTGCCTACAATGCGAAGTTCATCAACGAGGGTAGCACCAAGCTGTACTACGGCAATGACTTTGTGTTCGTGGACAGCCCGACGCAGATCGAGACGGCGCGGCGCATCCAAGACATTTACTGCAAAGAAGCCGCCGAGCGTGGCATCGAAAACGTGCAGATCCTTTCGCCGTTCCGCGAGAAAGGTGAGGCAGCCTCCGAGCAGCTTAACCGAGCCATTCGGGAGCGGGTCAACCCGTTCCGCTCGGCCGAGGAAGAAGTGAGAATCGGCAGCCGCACATTCCGTGTTCATGACCGCGTTATGCAGACAAAGAACACCGAGAAAGTGTCCAACGGTGACCTCGGTTTTATTACCGGGATTGCCACGAACAGCAAAGGCGAACGGCTTGTGCAGATGGATTTTGGCGGCGACCGCAAGTTGACTTACACGACGGAACAACTGGCGCACGTTGACCTTGCTTATGCCACAACGATTCATAAAGCGATGGGGTCAGAGTTTGAAACGGTCATTATCCCCATCGTCAAGGCGCACACAATTATGCTGTATCGTAATTTATTGTATACAGCCGTGACCCGCGCCAAGAAAAAAGTCATCCTTGTGGGGCATAAGCCGATCCTGTTTATGGCGGTTCACCGCGCTGACATCAGCAAGCGCAATACCATGCTGGGCGAGCGCATCCACCTGTACTGCAAGGCATACCACACCGAACGAAACGCACTGCCGGAACTGCAACAGGCCGGCTGAATGTAATAATGAAGGGAGAAATCACCCATGAAAGGGAATCAAGAACCTATGCTGTACACTACCAACGCCGCTGTGGCATCCTTAAATCATGTGTCAGGCTTTGACCCACTGAAATTCCTGCGCCGCACAACTTCCCGCAAGACCGGGGAGGACGTGATGCGCCTTGACTTGCGGTACAAAAAGCTGTGGTTCCGGCTGGCCTGCCCCACGGGGCGGCTGAAGCTCAACGCCCTGCGCATCACCGAGAAAATGGCAATTTTTGAAGCCAAGATCTACCGTGACCGCGAGGATGCCGAGCCGCTGAGCAGCTATGTTGCCAACTGCACACTGGACGCAACGCCTGGTGGGCTGTATGTGGAGGCTGCGCAGGAGGAAGCGCTGGACACGGCACTCTCCAATGCGGGCTTTGGCATCCAGTTTGCCGATGTGGGCAGTGAATCCGAGGAGTACGGCAGCGAGGTGCCGGTGGGCGCAAAACCAGAGATTTCCAAGCTGGTACAGACGAAAGTGGAAGTCGCAGAGCTTGTGCAGAAGCAGCCGGAAGTCATGAAAGCCACCTCGCAGGAGACTGACCCGCTGGATGCCATCATGGCAGACGATATGCCTGTTCCCGAACAGGTAACGGCAGAAGTCGTAGAAAAGCCTAAGACGGTTGTGCTGGAATCCGTGCAGCCTGTGCAGACCCCGGCAGAACCGCCGCAGAATGTCATTGTGCTGGAACAGGAACCTCCCGCCGCTGCGTATACCCAAAGCACCCCGGTGGAGGAAATCTGCCGCCAGATGACCTACGAGCAGGCGCAGAACGTCATCGTAGACTGCGGCACCTGCAAGGGCTGGACGCTGGCGCAGGTGGCTGACCGCCGCCCTGCCAGCCTGCGCTGGTATGTGAAAGGCTATCAGGGAGAGAACAACGTCCTCCGCGCGGCGGCCGCCATTATATGGGACAGCTTGCAGGAGAAACAGGCGGGATAACCGGAAAGGAGGCCGTTTTGCATGACCTCATCTTCCGATACGTTTCCGTTTGGCATTGCCGATGTAGTAGAACTGCTGGGGCTTACTGTCCGTCGCCGTCTGCCGTCGAGCCTGTACTTAAACTGCCCCTTTTGCGGGGATCTGCGCGGGCGGCTCAACGTCAACACAGACAAAAACGTCTGGCGCTGCAATCGCTGCGGCGCGGCGGGCGGTATGCTGGCACTGTATGCCCGCTATAACTGCACCGGCAATGCCGATGCCTACCGTGAGATTTGCGAAGCGCTGGGACGCTATACGCCCCGGCCAAGGGTGAATGACTGCATCGGGGTAAAGCCGGAGCAAAATGCCCGCGCTGCCCCGCAGGAGATACACCAGACCTACTCGCTGCTACTCTCCATGCTACCGCTGACACCCACGCACAAAGCGCATCTGCTGTCACCGCGGCGCGGGCTGACTGAGGAGCAGATCGCAAGGTTCGGGTTCAAATCGACCCCGCCTGCGTTTCTGTGCCGCAGTTAGCCATCAATGGATTTGTAGAGAGGGAAGAACCTTATTTTTACCTGGACGGAAACGATATTTTTGCAAATGAGTAAGTACTATATGGTAAATATGGCGTAGAACAATCAATCGCATGAAACTTGACAGCAAAAACTATAACAAACACAATGGAGAGGCCCCCTATGGAACCACAGAAAATAGCACAACGTAAACGGGCAGTACATGTGGCAGATGCAGTCAATAAAATTGAAGGCGTACCGGTTCGCAGCTATGCGATAGAGCTTTCAAACGCATGGTGTGAAGACAAAATCACTGGTGTACAGATGAAAGAAGCCCTTTTGAAAAGCCACATGGAATTAGCGCGCCGGGCGAAGTAAAATTATATAAAAGAAAAATCACCTTCGGGTTGCACTGCATCGCGTGAGTGCAAGTCGAAGGTAATTATTTTTATGCGAGAACCGCCAATCTACACGATACAACCGCGCAAGTTGGAGATTTTTATTTAGTGAGTAACGAGAGGTGTGTATTGATTTTAATGTTTATAGAAAAAATCATGAAAATGCATAACACTTTAGTAAGTTATGGTGTTATAGTAGTGAAAGGCCTTTGCAAAGTCAAGTAATGGGAGCGGTAACATGGAACAAAAATATAAAGTGGAACAGATTTTCACAAAAAACTATGCCCGCCTATGTGCAATGGCCACTGCCATTCTACATGATTCGTC